TCAACTGTAGCTTCAGATTCTTCAGTAATTACAGTAGGAATGATTTTTATTAGATCATGTTCTGATTGACCAACTTGAACCTCTTCAATTAATGAATCAATATTTGACAGATTAACTTCAGTAGTTTTATTAGTTAGTAGAAGAGGGTCCAACTCCTGAAGTAGTTGATCTCTGAAGTCTCTTTTTATATCAGGAACTGTATTACGTTTAAGATTAACCTGTGGAATTTCTGGTACTTCAACTGGGAGTAGAAACTGTTTATAATTTCTAGCAATCTGAAGAGGTAACTCAAAAACTTGTCCAGGATCAATTATTTTCATAATTTCCTGAATTCTTAGTGGTCTGCCTGAAATGTTTTTTACTATCATTTTTTATCCTTTGATAAGTTAATATTCATTGTATGTTAAATATACTATTTTTTCCCTTTATCTCTCTTTTTATCTTTCTTAGATTTTTCTTCATCTGCAAATACTGCTGCCGCCTCTTCTTTAATCTTATCATCACCAGGAACTGCAGCTGTTAATATTTCTGAAAAATTAAAGGTTTGTGTTATTCTATAAGCAGCACAAAAAGTTGCTGTATAAGTTCTAACACCTGAGGAGGAATAATCCAATTTTAAATCTCCAGCAGATTTCAGGAAGCAGTCTACGAATAAATGTTGTTCAATAGTTTGATACCTGGCATTATATATTGTAACCTGGAAATCTCCAATTCTATTATTATAAGGAATATGGTAATACGACATATCTATAACTCGGTGATAACACCATTGTAAAAACATCATTACAGAACCAATAGAGTCCTCCTCAAAAGTTACAGTGAATTCATATTCAATTGATGTAACGTCTACTGTAGGAAATGGAACAAATAATACTTTTTGCGACTGAATATCGCTTGGTAATATCTTAAATCCTACATCTTTTATATGATAAGGCGTAATTAAAGCTGTACCTTTGCTATTATAGGCTGACGTTGTAAAGGGAGTAGTATAAGGTGTTGTAGTATCAAATTCAGGAGCATGAAATGTACAAACAAATATATTGTCAGGAAATACGGTTTTAGTCGCATAAAAGTTACTTATATATGGGTTATCTTGTTCCCTAAACTTTTCACCAGCTTCAACTTCTCCAGATAGTTTTCCAATTCTCTTTAATAGATTTCTAATTCCATCTACTGAAAGTGCTTCATATCTATTCTGAATTTTAAAACTAGGGTCATAAGTAACGTCGCTTCTTCCAGCAGGGTCTGGCAATCTAGGAACTACTCCTTCACCAGGAAGTAAATTCAAGGCAATCGCTGCTAATGAGGCAACACTTGATATTGTGTGCCTAACCTTATCACGACCAGGAGATACATTTGACTTTTCGTCATCATCCTTATTTTTTATTTTGTCTATTAAATCTTGTATCATTATAAATTCCTTTATTAAAAATTACGTTATATTTTGCCTTGAGGGATCATGATACTTTCATCAATTGATTGAGGATCATTTATAACAGATTGATCTATTACAATATCTTTTGGTAATCTAATGTTTGTATTTACATCTGATGTAGCTACTGCTAATTCCGCAGCATCCCTATTTTCAAATTTAGTTTGTTTAATATTGACTTTTTTAATTAGGCTATTCATACTTGCAACAATATCAGTATTAATGATTGATTGATCAATCATAATATTTTCTGGTACTGTTACATCCTCATTTATCTTAACTGAATTTATAGTTGGAGACTGCATATTTTTATCAGTGACTTTACTTTTAACTTTTTTAATCATTGATTCAAGTACAGAATCCAATGTTTGAACCTGAGCAATCTCAGCTTTATTTAAAGTTTTCTGTATAATTTCGGCTGGCTTATATTGTGAAGATTTCATTCTATCCCTAGTTGTTTTCTTTGCGGCGCTACGTAATATTAATAAAAATAGTTCATTCATTACCGTTTGTAAAACTCCGTCTATTAATTCAGCAACTACTGATTTGAATTTATTAACTGCAGGTTTTAATGGGCTCTTTATATATTGTATTTTAAAATAATCGTAGGCAAAAGATACTGAGTACGTAATGGTTCCACCTCCAGTATAGCTCCAGCTCGAATTTCCTATTGATTTTGGATAACATCCAAAGAATTTTATTTTATACCCAATATCTTCTCCAGAATATCTGAACATCATTAATTCAATATCTGTTTTTACTTGGTGAGATAACGAGGAATTTGTAGCTAAAGAGCCACCCTCCCCTACTAAATCTTGTAGTTTTCCAGTTACACCTGTAAGATTATTATTAGTTGACTTATCAGCTGATTGTACAACCCATTCATCAATAACATTCATCCAGGAGTTAAATTGTCTTAATATGAAAGCGTCTTCCCCCTCTTCAAATGTAACTGCTAGATCTCCAGTATAAACTGTATTTATAGGTAAATTATTTTTAACTCCCATAAAATTAGAGGTTACACCTTCGAATTCTCTTGATGGTAATGTTACTGAATTAGTACGATAAATTAATTCTTGTTGAGCTGACGTTGATCCAGTTTTCCCACCGGTTTTAAATAAATCAATTAGCCCTTTATAAATAGCGGTTGATATTGTACCAAATGAAATTGCATATCCATAATTTACAAGTCTTTGTCCAAATGAAGCATAGTTTAATCCTACTTCAGTCCAATATCTTCCTTTAATATCACGTATATATAACATAAACATCCATTCACGTTGTGGATCCATAGATGATGCAGAAATATCCAGGATGTGTGTTTTATATAAAACGTCATTTCTTTGTAAGTCATCTCCATTGGTGGCAATCTCTGTAATCCCATTCAATCCTGGGATAAGTGACATAACCAATTCACCTAAAGTTTTATATGTTGTTTGGGCATACATTGCTGATGGCATAATTACATTTCCTCAAAAGTTGTATTGTTTACTGGACCGTCAATAATTTGTCTAATCATATCAAGAGCATCTCCTGAAGACATTACCAGATTATTTTGTGTTACGTTACCGTGTATAGTATTTGTCTGAGGATTTTTTAATTCATTAATCCTTAGGTTTGTATCTTTCAGTTCTCTTATGTACTCTCTTTTTTCTCTCATAAGATTAGCAAAAGAATCAAAGGCTGATGGTTTAGAACCATCATTTAATCCGCTTCGTAATGTTTCAGATACATCCCCTAAAAGTTCGACACTCATTCTTAATTCAGATTGAATATAAGATTGATCTTCAAGAACTTCGTTTCCAGTTACTAATAGTTCCTGTTTAGTCCGTAAGTTGTCATTAACTTCTTCCAGCGATTTAACAGGCAATAAGGTTGGATCATTTTCATCTTCTGGTTGAAATGTAGTTCCAAAAGCTGACGCTATTTTATCAAATTTATTACTCATAATTAAGGCCCCACTGGTGGTGGTGTTTCAATTGATCCTAGTGACTCATCTGTATTATCTTCAAAATTTTCAGTTGCAAATAAGTCAACAACAGCAGTTGCAACTATTTTTACATTCTCAACTTTACGATACATGAATCCTTCTAAGGTTAATGAAAAATTAGAGGATATTTTTCTAGTGTCTCCAGCTGCAATCTCTGTAGATTCGAAACTAAGTGCAGGGTTTCCTAATGTTACTTTTATATCACGTTCAATATTTAAAAACTCGAATTCTTTAACTCTTAATGTTGTATTGCTTGGTGTAAAGTAAGGAAAAATGTTTTCTAGAATTTGGGCCATGTGGTCGATATATTCAGTGAAAACATTAATAGTGAATACATAGTTATAAGGGACTGGATTAAAGTCTTTTATTAAACCATTTAGGTCTAATAAAATTTGACCTTTATGATCTTCAATAGAATAATTGACATTAGATTCATTCCAGAATCTTTCTGTATTTGGTGAAATAAGTCTGGTTTCATCTAAGTTCATACCTTCATAATGAACTTCTATTCTTGGGAATTTTGGAACATATTGTTGTTGTTCCTCATTGGTTCTAGCCCTGTGTTTTGTTTGAGCTGGACCAGTCATTAATTCTACATTTACTTCATCGACTATCTTTCCGTTTTTATCATAAGAATAAACGATGATACCAGACAGCATATTCATTACTGTAACAAGCATCCTCTTTGTAGTCATCGGGTAATAGTACCCTTGTTTTCCTCTCATAATAGCTCCTCTCTCAATTTACTAAAAAATCGTTCAATTGTATTTATTGTTTAAATTTTGAATTAAAAAACGTTATATTAACTTAATGCAAAAAGGAGATATGATGAGTGAACCAAAAATTATTAAAAATCCAAAAATTTCTGTTGAGAAAAGGCCCGGGAAGAACTATATTAAAACACCCCTATCAGAGTGGAATGAATGGCCAACAGCAGAGGGAATCAAGCGGTACGGAGGGATCTGGTATAAAGTTGATACAAAATCATCATCAAGTTTGATCGTTGAAAAAATCTTCAATGACCGTGTAAAAAACAGAAAATATGAAGCCATTGCAAAATCCTTTGAAAAAGGTGAAGATCTTCACTGGACTGATCAAGTCCAATATGTTAAGTCTTCTGGAAGAGATTCAGCTTATTTTGACTCTGTTCAAATGATTAACAAGATCGACATTAACTCTCTGTATGGTGCAATGGGTAATAGATTCTTCCATCTATATGATCTGAATAATGCTATTAACATTACTCTATCTGGTCAACATCTAATCAAATATCTTGCTGAAAATTTCAACAGTTTCTTTAGAAATGAATTCTGGAAAAATAAAAAATACTTCAATGAAATAGATCCTAAGAACGGCGTCATGCAGCCTGTTGTAAAAATCATTGAAACAGACTCTGTGACAGGCGATACAATTGTTACTGTCAATGGAAAAGATATAAAAATTGAAGATTTATTTGCAATTTCTGAAGATAAGTGGTATATTAATACTAATCAATATGGAGTATTACAAAACGCTTATACACAATCAGTCAATACCTCTACACAACAAGTAGAAACTCAAAAAATCAAATACGTTATGAAACACGAAGTAGAAAAAGAAATTTTTGAAATCAAAATAAATGGGAAGTCAGTTAAAGTGACTGCCGACCATTCTATTATGGTAAAGAGAAATAATCAAATTATTGAAGCCAAACCTTTAGAGATACAAAAAGGTGATTTATTACTTTATATGAAAGAGGTTCTAAATGAACATGAACAAACTCCGCACGATGAAACCAGCAGCAATTAAACCAAAAGTAAATGGGGATGAGGAAGTGATGGATCAACTATCAATGCCTTTTATTTCTATGGGGAAAAATAAAGACTATAAAACGGTTCAGTCTAAATTCCATGTGCTCTACATTGAAAAAGATAAATCAGAACCAGAATCTATTACTATTCCTTTTGAAAAAATTAAAGACCTCCTTACACCAGAACAACAAAATAAGTTCCAAGAAGAAACTTTTAAAGGTAACCTAGAGCTTTCTACTCCTGAAGTAGAATTCAATAGATTTACTCTACACATTGGTGACTTCATGCACTTTGACGGTGAAGAAATTGCTCTCAATACTATTATCTATGAACTTGATAGAGCTGAAGAAAATGATGTACTTAATATGCCAATTGCCTCTGATGGTGGATCTATTGATGAATACCTTAAATTAAAAAACCATGTACAATCTTCGTTCCCTGGAAGAATCACGACTATCTGTGACCCTAAAGCATATTCTGCTGGGGCAATGATGTTCCTTTGTGGAGATAACAGAATTGTATATGAAGACTGTTCTATGATGTTTCATACTTATAAATCTGGTACTTGGGGAACTGGTAAGAACCAACTTGATTCTATTCTGCATAATGAAGAACGGTTTAATTCAATGTTCTATCGTGAACTTATTGAACCCGGATATATGACTGAAGATGAATTTATTGAATATCACCATGGTAAAGAATTCTGGTTAACATTCGATAAAATTATTGACCGCGGAATTGCAACTCATGTATATACTGAAGGTGTACTACTTACTGTTGACGAATATAAACAACTTGTAGAAGACGCTGAAAAACTTGAGGCTGAAGTAGCTAAAGCGGAATCTGAAGCCACTAAAGTTGAAGACGTTAAACCTGAAGAGGCTAAACCTGAAGAGACTAAACCTGAAATAATAGTTGAAGAAGCTAAACCTGAGGTAATAGTTGAAGAGGTTAAACCTGAGGCTACAACCGAGGAAGTCAGTATTGTCGAACTAGGTAAATACGACTAAGCGTATTTATCAATAAAAATGAAAAGAAGTGAAAATAAAAGTTCACTTCTTTTTTGCTTTGATGTATATTAATAGAGTAAGAAGAAATGTTAATAAGGAGTTAAAAATGGCTTATGGCTTAATCAAAAAATTGTATGTGCAAAATAATGCTAGTAGAAGCAAAATTTCTAAATCAAAATTCAGTAACAGTTGTGTTGAGTTTGTTAATACACCAGTAAAGAATATTAAAATAAGTTTTACAGGATCCCAAACTTATAGTATGGTGGCAGATCCACGTGGATTTTCAGTATGTATTAAATCGGGGCATCTTATTAGAATCCTTAGTACAACTACTGTAATTAATGGTGAGATTCAGGATGAATGTGTATGGGTAAATAAAAACTCGGATTATTTTCCGGTTTCTATCAATGATGCAGAATATAAATCTACTATTAATGTTGATAGTAACTTGGTCACCTGTGCAAAACTTAAAGACGGTGAAGTAGTCAAAACAATATCTAGATATTATGGTCAAACAGAATTTGTATTCATCGGTCGTGGTACTCCTACATATAAAGCTGATATGAAGTATTATAAAGACTATGGTAGTGCAAATAGTGGAACCCCTGACGCGACAAGAACTTTTAATTCTAATAAGGCAAAAGAAGTATTTTGGTTTGTTTCAAAAGTTGATTTCCTTAAGGGCGATTATACTAAAATGTTTGACAAAACAGCACTTAAATGTAGTCTGAGTGGTGAAACTATTGAATTTAATGAATTGCGTAAATATCGTGAAAATATTGTAGAAGCTATAGTGAGCAGATATTCCCTCCCAAAAACAGTTAGGGAAGAGCTTAAAGAGGTCGAAGCTGAATTTTCAGGACAAGTAAAGTATAGACAAAAAAATACCAGAGATTCAATATCTATAAGATGTTATAGGGATTCTATTGATTTCGGTTTGATGAAGAAACTGAAGATACTGTCAAAAATGATATAAAGCAAAAAAAAGGAAGTTCAATTAAGAACTTCCTTTTATTTTTTAAGTTATTACTAACTAGTAATTTCTTACCAACCTGTAATACCAGTCCAGTTGGAACCACCGAAGATAGAGTCAAGTCCGGTGAACACGATTGAACGATAGTAAGCACCAGCAGAAAGAAGGTTAGTCGCAACTGCATAACGGCTCATTACACCAATACGTGGTTGGAAGTTTTCTTGTGCGATTGCTTCATTTACAATATTCATTGTATAAGGACAGAAGATAACACCAGAGTCATAAGCAGCAACATTACCACCTTTATAACCAACAAGAGCATAGTCTGTAGTAGCGAATTGGTCAAGATATACAGTAAGAACGCCATTAAGTTTACCGATTTCAGTAGATTCTGAACCAGAAAGTACGATACCTGGATCAACTTTAGCTTCGTTAGCTGTGAAGAATGGAACAGCAGATTGTAGTACAGAACCTACAGTAGGAGATACTACTACAAAGTTAGCTTTACCACGTTTTGCATATTTTGCCACTGTGTTAGCCGCAAGAAGAATTGCGTTAACTACGATTGCAGTTGATTGACGGTTATCAGAGATAGTATTACCATCAGTTACGTCTACTACTAATACGTTACCACCACCATTTTCAGTGTCGATAGATGTAGTTTTAAGAGCGTTAAGGAGTTCACGGTCAAGTTCTGCAGTTGTTTCGTATTGAAGAACTTCAAGAACTTCCATTTTAAGGTCAAGGTTGTGAAGAGCCTTAATATCTTGCATAGCTTGAAGTGAGAAGCTTGCTGCAAGTCTACGTTCAGTAGCTTCAATAAGTTTCTTATCGAATTGTACACCGATCTCATTGATTTTATTTTGAGCGGTAACAGGAGAACCATTAACAGTACCATTTGCATCAAGAACACCAAGAAGTTCAGAGTCTTTTGTTGAAATACCACGAGCTAAATCAGAAGGAAGACTATTTGTTGAGAAATTAGGTTTATTCCAAGTGATTGTTGAACCAGGTTCACCAATAGTACCACCATTAGCATAGATTGCACTAGTACGGTTAATGATAGCTTGGTTAAATTCTGTAGCATCGGTATATACACCAGTTGCAGGATTAGAGTCACCAGTACCAGGAACGAATTTAGGAACAATATTAACACTAATAGGACCTGATGGAGTAGGAGTACCAGCAACATCAGTTGTAATTGTATAAGTAGCTGAAGTAGCTACATAACCACCAGAGAAACCTGCATTCTTATCAATATTTACCCATGCAGCTTCAGCAGCGTTACGGTCAACAGTGGAATAAGTTGAATCTGGAAGTTGACCAGGAGTAGTTGCATGGTAAGATCTCATCGCGAATGCAACACCAACAGGAGCATTCATAGGTTGAACACCAACAAGTTTGTGAGCGAAAAGTGATGGAAGTACACGACGAGCAAGAGCCATAGATACTGGGTGATACATTGCTGTGTTACCAGTTACTCCAGCGCCGGAACCAACACCAGTACCTAATGTACCTGCATTAGTCCATGTACCGATTGTATTATTTTCTTCAACAAGGAAGTTCCCTGAAGAGATTGCCGAATCTTTATCAATATTTTCAAGAACAAGCATAGTTGTGTTACGAACTGCACGGTCTTGAATTGCAGCAAGTTTAAGCTTCGCTCTCTTTCCTGTACTCCATTTGCTTTGTACAGAAGGCGCAGCTGTAATATTTAGTTTTTCCATATTTAAATCCTTTCAGAATTCTACTATAATGTTTTTGTCATAAAACACATAGCTTATTACTAAGTGTTGTTACTTTCTATTGTATTTATATTTTGTTAATACAAAAAAAATAGAAGAGTATTTTGTACTCTTCTATTTATTTTTTAATTATGGAAAAATGGTTAGATTAAGCGGGAAGCTAGATCATAGGGATTATTTGATTCACCTTTTTTCACTTCATGTTTAAGTGATTCCTGGATCAATCCTTTTCCTTTTGCTTCTGGTTGCTCAATTTTGGTTTTTCTTGCCATCTTAGCACGCATTCCTTCTTCAACCACATTTCTGATAATTGAACGAATTGACGATCTAATCTCTGAGAAGTTTTTACCTTTAAGTTGTTTACGAACTTCTGAAGCATCTTTATCTTTCAATCCTTTAAGAGACTCTTCTACAAATTGATTTAGCTTGTCAGCTAAGTCTCTTTTGCGAGATTCTTCTTTTAGTTTTAACTCATGGATTTCTTTTTCTTTTTTATTCACAAAGAATTCACGGGCTTCTTCAATAATTGAAAGTCTACGGATTTGTGCTGCTTTTGCTTCTTTAATTCTTTTTTGTTCTTGAACTAATTTAGCTTTAGCTTTCTTCTGTTCCTCGATAACTTTAGCAGCTTTTTGTTCTCTGAAAAATTTACGAGCTTCTTGAATGATCTGTTGTTTACGTTTCTCATCATGTTTAGCTGCAATAATTTTTTTCTTTTCTTCTTCTTTCAAAGAAGTAAGTTCTTTTTTAAGTTGTTCCATTTTTAATTTGGCTGTAGAAATTCTACGGCTTTCTTTTTTAATTCTTTCTTGTTGACGTTCTAAAGCAGTTTTACCGGTTCTCTGAGTTTCAGCACCTGTAGCATCTGAATCTCTTACGAATCTTACATTACCACCAGCTTTTTTACGAGCGTCATAAACATCTTTACCTCTGTCACCGCCAGAGCCAGTACCAGTACCTAGATATTCATCTTTAATACTCTTAAGTACATCTGAGGTTAAACCTACTGCATCAGTATAGTCAACAGCGTTATTAAACGTATTTAAAATTTGTTCCGCAATATCTTTATTAGCAAGAAGTTCATCTAATACAGGAGTACCTTCTTTATTGAGAGTTTCAATATTAGGGAATTTACGATTATCTGCCATTGATTTATTTCCTGACCAATAGTAATAAATTGGTAATTCAAGATCTCTACGAATCTGTTGTAACTTTTCAGTAACCTTACCAGCGTTTTTAATTCCAAAATTGCCTTCTAACGTTTTATCATGTTTATAAGACGCAACTCCAATACGGTCAATATAATCGATAATTTCTTTAGCTAGGCCTGAGGTCTTAGCTTTAACTTTAGACGGTTTGAAATTATCTTTAATATTCATTAGTTCTTCTAATTCAGCGTCATCAGTATCGTCTAAATTGAAGTCTTCTAAATTATCGTAATCTGGACCTGATTCGTCGTCATCGAATGCAGAGATTTTTTTAGCTGGACCAACAGGTCCTTGTGCTTTTCTTGCATTAAGTGCAGCAGATGTTGCAGCTTTTTCTGCTTGTCTTTTTGCTTTCTTTTCAGCCCATGTCATTTCTGCTTCTTCATGAAGTTTTCTAGCATGAGCCGCTTTACGAGCAATTTTATTTTCTTCAGCTAAAAGATCTCTTGCAAGTTCTTCTTCAAGCTTCTTCATTTCATTAACTTTTTTAAGATAGGCTGATTGAGATTCAGATTTATTCTCTTGAATAAGTTTTGAAAGATTATTTGTAATTTTAGTAAGTTGGTCAATAGCTTCATCTTTAGCTTGTGATTCCTCTAAAAGTTTAGATTTAGCTTTGGCGAGTTCTTCTTCAACAATGATCTTATTAACATTAGGCATGATTTCAGTTTTTAAATATTGATTAACTGTATTCAATACTTGTTCCTCTAAAATTTCCTTATTACGTTTTGCATCCTTTTCAAGTTGAAGAATCTTGTCTTCAATCTTTTCTTTTACTGAAAGGTCAATATAGTTTTCAGCTTCTTCTACAATTTTAATTTCTTTGGCACGAAATTCTTTTGCTGCAACTTCTCTAGCTTCTTCAGCTAATTTTTCTTTTAAAGCCTGAATTCTGAAAGTTAGTTCATCTTCAGTCTTTTCCTTTACAGCTACTTCAAATTCTTGTACAATAGTGGCAACAGCTTCTTCAGTCAAAATGCCAGATTTAACAAACTGTTCCATCATTTGGTTTAGTTCTGTCATGATTATTCTCCTATTATCTATTTTTAAGACTATAAATCAATTTATTAAATGCAGCCGCCACTTCTTGTGGTGAAACATTTTTCTTTGTAACTATTTTTTCATAACTATCAAAATTAACAGTTATGATTTTATCGCCGTCAATTATGTATTCACGAGCTTCTAATATAGGGTCTACAAATGAAGTTGCAAAAGATGGATCAGCTACTAAGTCGATTGCTAATAAAGTTAATCCGGGTTGCATAACTCCTTGTGAGTCTGAATCACCTAATGCTCTAAGAGAAACACCAAATGATAAACCTTCGTCAATTAATACTTTTGCAATTTTACCCTGATCTGTATCTAGCAGACGTGCTTTACCAATTACATCTTTACCTTCATAGTGTAGGTCTTCAATAATATGTGAAATACGTCCTAAGTCGATTTCAGGCTTGTGCGGGTGATTAAGTTCGCCTACAGCACGATTCATTCTTACCTTGTTAGTTACAAATTCATCAATACATGGTCTAACTACTCTTTCAGGATATAATCTACCATTTTGATTGCGATCATCCATACGTAAGAATGATCCTCCAATATAATACTTTTTCGGTGAACCGTTAATTGATTCTTCAATAATAGTTTGAACTTGTTCACCAGTCACTCTAAATTCTGATATTAATTTAGCCATTTTTAATTCCTCTTGTTTCTGTTCTATTTTTAATAGCAGATACATATTGAGCATGAACCAAGGATTTCAATGTTGTTAACACTGAATCCTTATCTTCAGCTATAATAGAATCAATAAATGACGTCTTATTTTCAATTTTGGTATCACTCATAAGTCTGCTCCATTTTATGTTTAGTTTACGCCTATATTTATTTTATTAATTATGGTATTTTATTCAATACCGTAATTAAAATTTTTCCCGTAACTATAAACTTCTGGGCTTACTTCAGCAATCTGTTCAATAGACGGATTCTCGGATTTTCCATATTGATATTCACCTGGTTCCTCAGAGCCGTAAGTATATGCTTTACCAAAATCATATAAGTCTTCGCCAGTTATATAGTCTTCTGCTGGGATCTCTTTTGCACCTAAAGTCTCGAATTCAATCTCATCTAAGATGGACCCCATCTGTTCTAATTCTTTTTCTTTTTCAAGACCATATAGATATTCTCTACCGTAAGCAAAATCATTTAATGCTGATCTTAAATCTTCTTCAGGGGTTACCTCAGGTTCTTCCTCTTCTCCATAAGAAAAATCGCTACCGTATGCAAACTCACCTAGTGACGATCTTAAATCTGTAGGTTCTACTTTAGCTTTAGGTTTGACTATTTCAGAACCATATTCAAATTTATCTTCCTGGCCATATTGGAAAGTGTCTGGAGAGATGGATCCTAGACCATAGACAAAGTTGTTTTCATATTCAAATTCATCTTCATATTCTGGTACACCAGGTTCCCAATTTTCCTGATTAGTAGGTTTAGGTTCAAATGTCTTTTTATATTCTTCCAACATATCTGCGTTAACTTGTAACTCATTCTGTGATAAATCAAAACATTTTACCATTGCAAACTTAGGAGCGAATATACCTCTAACATTGTCAGTTGGGTGGAATATATGCGCCTGCATAGCAGTATATGCTGTAATCTGAGCATTCAATTTTACATTGTCTTGCCAGAACTGCCAGGAGTTTCTTTTTGCAAATTCAATAGAGTAATACTTTTTATTAATGTACTTCTCATCTACTCCCATGATTCTCAATAATGTTTCAAATGGACCTGAGAAGATCTGTACAAAGTTATTCTGTAAACCCTCAACGAAATATGTTAATTCCATTTCGTCTGGTCTTACTGAGTCACGAGTTGCACCAATTGTAACTTCTGCTGATGGGTCATAGAAACTTTTTGGAATATGTAATCCTGTATATAGTTTCTCTCTGTAATATTGTACGTCATTCAATTGGTCAAGATTCATTGCACCTGATAGAGTGTCTACTGAAGTCTTATTACCAGAACCGTCGGCAGCAAAGAAGTAGTCGTCAATAATTGAATTGAATGCGGTGTCTTGTGTAATTTCACCTGTTCCAGGATTATAGTTGAAGTCTTTTCTGAATTCTGTAATCACATCCTGGATATAGTTATCCACTTTAGTAGGTGGTAAATTACCAGTATAAATATTCCATAATCTTGTTTCTGGTGCTCTAACGAAACGATAAATTGCTAATGCGTCATCGACCACTGATAGTTGGTTATAAGTCTTTCTAATAGGTGAATAGTAACCATCGACGTCGTATATATTTGAGTTATACGATCCATAGTTTGCATACGCAACCTGGTTTGATAAGAATTCGATTGGCACTCCCATCATTCCAGTTACTCCGAAAGAGTCATTACCTAAGTATACTCTGTTATCAATCCCCATAATAGGGTCATAGTTACTCTTCTTATTGTCATCAGTATCAATATTATTGATAATCACATCTTCGTATTGTGTGTAACCAATGATATTATTTGTATTCTGTTGGAAGATCGGAATCATTGAATATGATGGTAAAACATTGAATCCAACAATTGTTTGTTTCAGTTCATCTGAAATTAACTCAATGTATAATTCACCTTCGATTAAGAATTTTTTAAAGAAGTTATGAATATTATTTTCAATGTCGTAAATGTCGTGACAAAGAATATTGAAAGCAGAGTTCATAATTTCTTGTACAGCCATTGGGACTTCTTCAGTACCATTTTGTCTAATATTCAACTTTAGGATTTGACCCTGCTCATCTCTGGCTAATGCTTCATTGATAATAATATTAGTGGCCCTGTTTATTTCAGGGTACTGATACATAGTTTTCCAAGCAACCACTTTTTGTTTTTTAGTTTCAAAAATTGGAGCGAAGTTACTTACAGAAGTTGAAGAACCCTTCATTTGAGTTAAATTGTCAGCTTTACTTTTTGATATATAATCAATAATTGTTTGTAAAGTTTTCTCATTAACAGTAGGCTCATTTTTACCAATGACTTTATTATTGGCATTAGGATCTTCAGTCATAACGATTTTTTTATTTTTTGACAAGAATTTACTGAAGAAGCTGAATATAGATTTTTGTTTTTCTATACCTTCAATATTTTCTACGTTTTGTTCGTGGTTATAAGTACCCATTAATCTATTCCTCCAATTTAATAATATTTACTTCTTATAAAGATCATTCATAACTTTTACAATATCAGAACGGTTCTTTATCATACCTCGAACTAATAATGAATCCATATACTTATCTTCATCATAGTTATTCAAATATAAAAATTGAAATAGCTTTGAAATATTAGGACCTAACGCTCGCTTAAGAGTAAAAATTAACATGTTTAATGGGTTCAATGCACCCTGTTCAATTTCATTTTCAGGTTGTCTTATAATTTTATAATTTTGATCGATTAATCCTAATTTGAATGCGTCCGTATCACGAACATTTTTCATTAGTTTTCTCAACACAATATAGGCAACTGCGGACTCAACATCTGTTTGTTGTGGTGTTCGTTTCATTTGTAATCTCCTATTGTACATTCTAATATAACACTATTTATTAAATAGTTAATGAACAAAAAAAGGAATGGTGAAATTCACCATTCCTTTTCAATTTGATCACAAATATATTTACTTACTGAATTGAATACTCAGTTACTTCTGGTTCAACTTGTTCAAGTCGTTTCAGATTGATCTTGAGAATGTTTTCACGATAAGTTACTTCAACATCTCGCAGATTAAACTGTTTGTCATCTACATAGAATTCAAGATCAACATCTTTACGGGAAATACCTTTACAAATATAGTTTCTACCCGGAATTGAATGTTCACCTTTCTTGTAGGAAATTTTAATTTTGTCAGTACCGGCTGGATTGGTTACTTTGATATTTTCTTTCTCAGCTTCAATCAATACGATTTCAATGTTAAGCCCTGATTCATCAGACCAAACATCAACTGGAAGACCAAGTTTTGCATTTGCTAGCGGAGCCGGTTGTAGATCTCGTCTCATTAGATTTCTGAAAGAAACATCAAAAGGAGAAAAGAACGGATCATTAAAGAAATTTTTTAGTGCAGTCATTTTTGTACCACCTTCATTTTTTAGTTTAACATACTTTGTAGAGGATATTTTCTCTCTACTAACGAAATGTATCATTCGTTACATTTCATTTTTATTTATTTTTTAATCTTCAAGAAACAGTGCCTGAAAATACATATACCCAGGGATAAGTGATAGCAACTTCTCTTTTTCAGTAAAAAAGAGATTTTCACTCCAAAAAATAACCCATAAAATAAGTTGAACAATATAAGCAATTACAGCAAATATAAAAATAGTCATATACTAATTCCTTTTATCCAAAAAGTATTCCGAATTTGCCTGATAAATCATCACTTAGAGCTGGAACCCAATTTTCCAATTGTTTATAAAACTTTTCTGTAAGTGGGAAATAAGGAGACTGTGATAAGTACGCAAGTTTAACTAACTGCTGAACTTCTTCAGTATTAGAAGATTTAGCTTTTCTAGCCAAATACTCTGAAAGTACATGAGCTCGTCTTTGACCAAACTGAATTAGATATTGTTGAAAACCCTCATCCAATTCTGAGAATCTTGTTTTATTCCAAAGGTATGTCCACTTCTCGGGACACTTAACAAAGTCTTTTGGGTCCAACCACTTTGGAATATAAATTGTTTCTTTTACAAAAACATTCAATACAACTGGATGGTCAAGAGGACCATAGTATGATTTTGTTTTTTCAAAATCAATTTCTTCTGCGCCTGCAAGACAGTAAAATCGGAGTTTATAATCCTCTCCAGCTCTATGCAAAACAATATCAATCTGTTTTGCATCCTCTTTTTTGAACCCTCTTTGAGAGGATGAGGTTTTAGCAACTTTGTGTTTAACTTTCATTAGTTAACTCCTTTCAACCAATCCCATACTGCCTTACGGCCATCTCTTGTCAGAGGTTTTGTTTTAAGACCTTCACGTGAATACGTCATATATTCTTTGAAATCCATCTTGGATGCACGTGTGATCTCCTCACCAGCTTCCTTAAGAGTGAAGCCATAATACATGTGAAGGCGATTAGCAGCATTTGCTCTACAAGTTGTTTCAAAATCGATATTCATATTCGGGTCCTTTCGTGATCATTTCTTCTTACTCTTATAATATACATCAAAAAAGAAAAAGTGTATAAAAAATCTAATCTTGTTCAAGATTATAAAATCTTCTTGTTTCAATGTCATTGGTTAAAGGTATCTCAATTTTATTTTTGAATTCATCACTTAAAGGGAGGCTATAATATTCCATTTTTAGTTCCTTTATGAAAGAGCGTCAATAATTTCCTGTTTGGAAGTAACATAGTTAGTTCCATTCTTACTTGTGATCTGAACAATGTTTTTTCTTTTTTTGTGGTCAATTCCGGTAATTGTAAGAAGTGATCCCCCGATCCGAACTTCTTTTCCGAACCACTCCGCTTTCATACCGTAGAGAGGAGCCCACCGATCCCATTCTCTTTTAGCTACATCTTCTTTAGTTCCGCCGTTTGTTACTTTAGCAGTTATTTTTGAAGTGAACTGATCTCCTGTATAAGAGATATTACCAAGATCAATTGTGAGACCGTGTTTAGCCATTACAGATGCAAGAGCTTTGTTAATGTCTTCACGTACTTCTTTAAGATTTGTAGTTGTAAATGTTTTAATCATTGGGTGTTCCTTTCGTGAACTTATTTTCTTCTTACTCTTATAATATAGATCAAATAAAAAAATGTGTATAATTATTTTTTAAATAATAACAGTAGACGTTATAAATTTAGGTGTAGTATAATCAATTCCTATATATGAACACAAATCTTTTAAGTTGTAAAGGTGTTCCTCTGTAACTGTTGGATTTAACTCTTTACTATCATACTCATCTGAAATACTAAAAATAATTCCTATTGAAAAATTATAAAATCTATCTCTACTATCCCCTGAATACCCAAAAGATATATTTCCTATTTCGTCACTTATAAATTCATTTTGAAATTTCTGAAATATTTGTTCATCAATAGGAAATCCTAAAATTGTTTTAGATACTACATTATAACTCACAATTTGCCTTCTTTTTTATCTTTTTTCTTTCTTGCTCTAAAGAAGCAATATACCAAACGTTTCCTTTTGCAGGAGTTCTCTGTCTTTTACGAGCTGCGGAAGCAAACTTAGAATCTGATCCGTTCTTATCATACCAACGAAGCATCTCACGGCAGATCCAACCAATATCAAGCTGAGAAGCACAAGCCATTTCATCGATAACTTTATCTCCACAAAGGAGGCGTGCGTGATAACGATCTTTAATTTTAGTTACTTTTATTGTTGGTTCCATGATAATCTCCTTAGTAATATTTCTTCTTACTCTTATAATATAGATCAAACAAAAAAATTAGTAGGTATTTTTTAAAAGTTTATAATCAATTTTTCCATCCATAGAATACTCGACAACCATTCCTGCAGAAGACAACATCTTACTTTCGATCACAATTGGGTTTACCCCTTTAATTCCATGAATTCCTTTTGATCCAGTGATATATATGCGGTGGTGACAATTTGGACAACAATATAGTCTATTGAAAGACTTATCTGATCCTTTCATAGACTTAGGTTTAATATGGTGGTAATGGATTCTGTCCCGGTCTTCTGTTTCATAATCACACATTTCACAATAGTACATTTAGGATCTCCTTTTTAAAAAATAATATAACTAATAAATAGAAATGTAGATCCATTTATTTAGAAAGGTGTAACTAAAATGAAAAGATCAGAACTAAAACAAATAATTCGTGAAGTGATTGAAGAATCTCTATTATATGAGGAAATGAGTAAAGCCTCAGATGTAAGAGATTTAATATTGGCAAATCCCTCTATGACTGCAAAAGAAGCTGCAGCAAAATTGGGAGTTAGCCTTAATGATGCGTCATCTGCAATTAGTAGATTGCGCAAAGCTGGAAAACTTCCTGCAAAAAATGCAGGAACTACAAAAGCTCCTGAAAAAGCAAAAAAGACACCAGCTAAAAAAACAAAAGTTCCAGAACCAGGACTTAAAGAACTTAATGAAATTCTTAGTAAACATAAATTAAAAGTGTATAACGATGAATTAGATGAATATAGTGAAACAGTAGGTTTCAGTGTAGATACTAAAGATTCTGGTCAAAGACTTGATATGGGTGGTGGAGAAGACGGTGATGATTGGTTAGATAGTAATCAAAAAGCCAGAGTTATAAATCCGTACAAACAAAAATGGAGACCCATAATTGAAGCTATAGAAAAATCTATGAAAGATAAAGGATTCAAAGACCCAAGAGTAGAATTTGAGTATACGGATAAAGGTAAAGTGTGGTTACTCGGTTATTATGATAAATAGAATTATTTAGGAAGGAAATTAAAAATGAAAAGATCTGAATTAAAACAAATGGTTAGAGAAGTTATTGAGGAAGCAGCCTCTCGTAAATCTCTATCATCAAGAATTGAAACATTAAAAGCTAAAATCAAAAAAGCCGAAAAAGCTGTTAGTGATTTTGAATGGCTTGTTCTTGACGCTAAACGTCGAAATGATTCTCCTAAGGTTGATAAATATGGAACTCAATTAGAAAAGGCTCAAGATAAATTAGCAGAATTAGAGGATAATTTAGAAGAAGAACTTAAGCTATATCGTGAATTAAATGATGGCAAAGAATATGTAAAAGAATCCAAAACTGTTGAAGAAGCAAGTACTCCTGAACGAGATGTGAAAATAATTATTAATGGTTTAGATGCTATTAAAGAAGTAATTTCTGAAATGGGGGTTCAGATGCCTTCATACCAATTAGACAAGTACAAACAAATGGTGTCTGAAATTAGAAATGAATTAGATATTTAATTAAAAAAGACTGGAGTTTTAATTCCAGTCTTTTTATTTTACTCACGTGTATCTTTTTTATTTTCCTTGCCTAAACTCGTTCGCCAGCCCAATTATATGTGGTAGAACCTATAACTTCCTTATCTGGGAAATCATAATATTCTGGTAAAATCCAATAACCATCAGTAGTAACTACAAGACCATTACTTTGTAAATATCTTTCAACTGTGAATGTATCTCCAGCTTCAACTTCTAAAGGATCTGCTTTGCCTTTTTTAGTAATAACAGTATTCTTTGTTATTTCTACTGTATCACCAGGTTCTGGAGTTGAATAAGTATTGATTGTTTTACCTGCAACTTCAGTAATTGCGTCATAGACGTCTCTGTCTTCCTCAATCACTTCTCTAATAATCTGTTTTAATTCTGATCTTTTCATTTAGTTTTCCTTCATGTTAAATAATTAATATCATTATTTATTTATTGATTTTCCCACCAACCATTAGTATTCCAACCAGGATCTTGACTTCCTTTTTCTTCGGTGGTCTCGTTATATTTAACGTCGTCAGCCTCTTCTCTGGCGATCTTACGCATATTAAACAGATCAGAATCTTTCTGATTAGTTACGCATGGATTATCAATATCCTGCATTTCATCAGCCATTCCGTATTCATCAGAAACTTTAATTTGATTATCTTTCATAAGTTTAAGTGTCAATGTCCAGAATGAGGTACCCTGTAATGAGGTGTATCTATTCTTTACATTGGTAACTTCAAAATATAGTCCGTTCATTTTTACTTTTATATGGTCCCCGATTCGCGGCGCCATACTTTCAAATTGAATATCTTCCTGGTACTGGAAATCCTGTTCTACTCCTGGAATGTCTGGAGTTGCAATTCCTGCTTTTGTACTGGCAACTAAGAAATGTCGTTTAGCTACATCTACATTATAAGTATTGTCTGCCCAAATACCCCACATATTAAAGGAATAATCAGGTTCCATAATTTCTTCAGAATAAAGCATGAAATCGAATTTTCTAAGGAATTGTGGGTTACCATCTTCACCAAAGAATTTGTCATAATCCTGGTCGTATGAAGTAACGTAATATTCTCCTATCAAACCTCTTTGGTTTACAAATTCTGCATTTAAGTGATCTAGTAATATTCTTTCTTGATTATATTCTGTTTGACCTTTATATAAGTAATCCATAACTGGCATATCTGTACCAGGACCCTGTAAAGCATCGTAAATTTGTACAGTCCGTAAATAGTATTTAGAGTTAGGATCATAAGCAGCTTCAACTCTGGCAGCTCCTTGCCCAAATAAATTTAATTCTCCGGCGTTACTAACTCTATTTTTCATTTATTCATCCCACTTAACTAAGTATTGTTTCATGACGTTATTAATTTTTCCTTCAATCCAGGATAAAATAAAGTCGTCACCTTTCATTACATTTGAATTCCCAAAATATTCATACGCAATAACTGGCATAACTCCAGCATCTGGTTTATTCCCGCAAATTGCATATCCATATATGTCACCTGTAATTAGAGGCCATTTAACTTCCATTGGTGAGAAATCTGTATATAACATTGTTACTGAATTATCTGATTCCACTTTTGGGAGTCCTGGCATAAATTTACCAAATGGTACATATCCAGTTGAACTGGGAAGTTCCAAAGTTTTAATATTTTTTTTGAATCCTGTTGGTGCCGGTAATAACAAATTATCTGAATAATAGTCGTATTCCATTATCGTTTCTATTTCATCATAGGATAACTTTTTAAGCAATATGATTATAAATTGTTCCCCTGCAGGGGAACAATAATCCAAAATAGATTGCATCATCTTATGTTTTATTTTGGTTGGAAATTTGATATTACTCATAACTCAAATCATCCATATCTTCAAGCTCGTCATAAACTCGTTCGTCTACTCCCTTAAGATACTTATTACCTTTTGTGAAGCGGTCAACTTTTCTCTTACGAGAACGTTGTGATTGAACTAGTTCTGTCATATCTGTCATGTCCGCTAAAATATCAAGCAATTCATCAAAGTCAAAATTAGGATCTATTGAAACAGGGCCTAAAATAAACTGTTTGAATTGTCTGTACATATCTTCTGATGTCTGAAATCCTTCTCCCATTGCTGGACCACGATTATTTCTTCCTGGTTGACGATCTAGTATTTGTTGTTGCATATTTGTCATCGGGGCTTGATATTGGTTACCGCCCCATCCCTGATTATCTGCATAGTCATTAGATTCCTCAGTTAAGAAATCTAATACGCCGTCATCATTATTATCAATTGTACTGTACTTTTGTCCAATTGGAAGTGGACGTGTTTGTGGTCTATTTCCAGCGTTATTCATAGCCTCTAGAATTTGGTCAATGCCACTCATAAAAATTCTCCTTGTATAAGTTTGTATTCAAAAGTATTTATTTTATTCACAATTGGATTTGTTCATTAATAAATGGGAATTCTTGTTCCTTATAATACTCCAACCGTTGTTCAAAATGTTTGTAAACATGATTTTTATTTACTAACCTCCCAGTTTTCTGTACTTCACAAAAATTGTCAACTATATCCCATAAAACCATTTTCAATTTATCCTTAGCTTTTCTAAGTCCTCTTCCTATACTTTGGAGAACTTTTATCTTAGCTTTATAGGACGCCGCAAAAATAACGTGGTCAATTGCGGGAATATTTAACCCAGTTCCTACAGTTGCGAAACTGGCAACCAGAATGTAATTCTTAGAGTTAGCCATCTCTACTCGAATTTCTTCTCTAATTTTTCCAGAAATTTCACCATTAATCACTTTAATAATATATTTTGAATCTAAGGTACTCTTCAAATACTCGGCAATCTCATCAATATGTTTCAAGTGTTTCGCTAGCACTAAGGTATTTTGTCCGTCTTCTATTCTGTCAAAAATAGTATTGAAAATTTTATTTCTTTCTGGAATAGACTCAATAAGATCGATCTCTGTATTGTATTCCTTCTGCAAACCTTTTAATGATAATTCTTCATTGTATCTAATAATCAAATTTCTAATTTCAATTTTAGATAAAACACCTTTATCAATTAACTCTTTAGATTTTACTGTGAATGCTACTGGACCAATATAACCGATAGTAGTCTGTTTATCCGCCTCATTATCACCAAGTGTTCCAGTCAAACCAATTTTATATCTGGCATTTAAACACTTTTTAGAAATACTCTGTAGAGCTTTCCCAGAATTAGTAACTCCATGAACTTCATCAACTATAATAGCGTCGAACTGCTGAAACCACTTATCTGTTTTCTTCTGGATAGATTGCCAGGTTGTAACTAGAAATGGTCTATTAATTTCGTTCTTACTAATTTCCTTTTTATCTTTATCCTTAGTATCTTTACAAAGTAAGTACCCTTTATTATCAAAATCTTTCCACCCGTAATCATCTACGAAATTAGATCGCATCTGGTTTACAAGGTTGATTGATGGAACAATAATTAATACTCTATCAGCTTCTTCAGTTGCATATAGAATTCTCATAAGTTCATAAATAACTGCTGACTTTCCAAATCCTGTAGCTAACAGGAGAATACACTTTCTAAATTGTAGAGCGTAATGAATCGATTGAAGTTGATCTTCACGCATACAGAATGGTAAATCTTTTTCAATTATATTTTCATTAAATAGATCAATGAATTCTCTGGAGAATTTTGGATTCTGAAATAACTCTTTCGGGTCGAATCCTTTGAAAGCGTATTGTAGGTTTTGTTTTTGACAGTATTCAAGAATCTGTTTCCACAGACCGAGAGGCATTGTTTGTGTTCTCATGTCTAAAAATGAAACTTTCCCATCCCAGATACCCTGTTTGAATCTGGGTGAGTACTGACTTCCTGGAATAAGAACCTTGAAGTATTCATAAATTTTTCTTAGCTCTGAATATTCATTACATGAAATTCTAAGGTTAACCTCATTTATTTTCTCAAGCATTAAAATTGACTGCATATATCTCCTTTTCATGTGCCTAAATATTACTATCTAATATAACGTTTTTATTTAATAAATACTTGAAGAATATTTATTAACATGAATTCTAGGAGAATTACAAATGAAGAGATCAGAATTAAAACAAATCATCCGTAAAGTAATTGAGGAAGGAAAGATTGATACTACTTATAAAATAGATCTAGATAAAATTGATTCTATCAGATCTGAATATAAAAAAACTGTCTTAGATGAACTAGAATCTGGTTTAGATCAGATTAAAACTAAAAATCCAGATATGTTTGATTACTCACTTAATCGGTCGCCTAATGGTGTTATTCTATTACAATTGATGCCTATAGATTTCAATCCTGATAAGTCTAATTCCCTTCATACGATTTCAAGAGCAATTCTTGACTTAACTAGGAAACTTGAAATAAATTTAGATTCACCTAATAGTAATGAAATATCGGAAGGTAAAAAACAATCATTCTATATTGAAGTATAAATAACAAATTTAATAAAAAGGAAATAAAATATGAAAAAATCAGAACTTAAACAGTTAGTTTTACAAGTTATTGAAGAAGAATATGAACAAGAAGAAGAAACCGATGAAGTAGGAGATAAAGTTGAAGCCGCTGCAAAGGCTCTTAGTAGTCTGTTAAATGCGTTAGAAGATACTGAAGAAGATATTGATGTGGAACCAGTAGGTAACGTTATTGAAGCATTCGTACAATATTTTGGTGGAAGCGTAAATTGGTAACTAATTTAATTATATAAAAAAGACACCTAAAAAATTAGGTGTCTTTTTTTTATTCATCCTCGTCTTCATACATCTTTGCAATTTCCGAGGCGCTCATATTCGTAATATCAATATCATCAATGTCAATTATTTCTGCAGACTTCATCTGTTTTACCTTTTGCTTTTTCTGCTTGTGATTATTCATTTCCAATTTGAAAAAGTTGTCTTCGCGAGTTTTTTTGTTTGACTTAATCATTCTGTTTTTCCTTTACTAATATGCACTGCCTGTTTCTCCTGCTAAATATGCTGCTTCCTGAATCATACCTTCTTTAGATACAATTCGTTCTTTCATTTTATTATCATCATACCCACCTGGAACCTTATCGCAAAACTGTTTACTAACAGACTGAATAATATTCTTACTCATCTCTTGTCCACAACTCTGGCAAATAACTGTTTCATTTGGTTTAACCAGTTTCCTCTCAGATTTCCCACATTCACAATCAAATATAAATATCGGCATAATCAATTCCTTTTCTTGCTTTTCTTAATCTCTGGGTCGTCATACATCCTAATCAATTCTTCAATCAAATCTCTGGGGATCATCGGCAAATAGCTTTCAGCCTCAGAAATTGGAACTTCAAAATAATCAGAAAGTATCTTTAAAGTATTTATATCCGCAACTTTCTCTTTACTAATGTACTTAAAATATACCTTTGTTTTTGGAAGATACGTCAATAAAAAATTGTAGTGAACCTCGTCTGAAATGTTTTTCAACATATTTAGTTCTTCAATAAGACCTAGAAATTTATCATTCATTCCTATGAACCGGTTTATCATGTATTGATTATAGTTTTTTGTGAAATCCGGGTCATCTGACCAAGGTTCTTTTTTAAGTGTCAACCCATCCAGGTGTTCAAATAAACTCTTCGCTGCCATTCTGTATCACTCCTTACATTAATAATATAATATACATCTTTTCATAGCATTAAAGAAGAAAAAGAACTATTTATTATCAGCAAATAAACTTTTTGTAAAAAATAAATAGTATTGTTAATTAACAATACAATGAGTTTATCAAAGGAGATAAATTATGGCGAATGATGGACAATTCAATTACCATATTCTGAACGCTGCGGAGGGCATTGGTGATATTCAAAGAGACTGGATGTGGAATTTAGAATTTCCAACTATCTCTGAAATCCTACCTATGTACTCTACCAACGGACTATGGGTAAGAGTAAGATCAGCACTAATTCCTGGTGCAACAATAGATGCAATAGAATCACAATTCATGGGATCCAAACAGTTCTTTCCAGGTAAAAAAGCGCCTACAGCTGAAATGTCCTGTAACTTTGAAGAAACTGATAACCACTATGTATTTAGTGCCATGAATACCTGGTTAGGTTTGATTCAACAATTAGATCATACTAAAGGAAATCCTGGTGTATCTTCAATGCCATCTAAAAAGAAATTAGTTTGTGCTGCAGCATATTTACACCTATTAGCTTATGATGGTCAAAAAACCAGAACAATCATGTTACATAACATCTGGCCTAAGAGTATTGATACTCCTGCGCTTGGTTATGAATCAGCTGGTGCTATTAAATATGCAGTTACATTCCAATATGATAACTGGACAGTAGTTAAATAAACAAAACTACATGGAAATAAAAAGGGAGAAATTATTCTCCCTTTACCATTTTAATAAATCTGTCAAGATTAATGTTTGAAAATGGACCTTTATGATATTCCATAATCAGAAAGTCTTCCAGTGATTCTTTAGTCTTCATACGGAAAATTTCTTCAAATGACATATCATCCAAAACATCCTGAATCATTTCTTTAACATCTGAAGTTTCAACTTCAACTTCAACTTCAACTTCTTTCCAAACTGTGAAACTGGTCTTTCCCATTCTTCTTTTCCTTTTATTTAAACTTGAACCAATGTTTACCTTCATCAGTCGAATACTCTAAATTCGACAAAGGCTGATTATCTATAAATATACATTCATCCCTAACCAAAATGGATGGAAATATAAAAATATCACTTGAAAAAATTCTTCGGAAATAAACACCTTCTCGTATCAACTCACATAAATTCTTAACAGTAGTTTTTTCGTATGATAACTGTTTCATATTCCCCCCTTTAAATAAATTTACAATTAGCAAAATTTACTACAGAACATATAAAATTTGAATAGACAGTAGTTGTTATTTCCTCTGATACTGTTCTAGATCTTTCAATCGCCTGAACCATTTCAGAATCAATATGATGAAAAACTATTTGCTGCAAATCCTTATCTTCATAGGTGAAAAATAAAAAAGTATTATTATTAAACTCAACGTACTGGTTACTCATTTTCGTATTTTCAATAGCTCTATCATTTATATAAGTATATTTATGAAAGTAAACTTCTGAAGGACACTGATAAGTGTAAGCCACATTCAGCTCCATCCCCTTTAATACATCATATCCTAAAGTATTACCACCATAAGGCACACTCTCACCATTATTCATATAAGAAGAGTGCTCCTTATATGTAATAGTTATTGCATCTTTTGTCAAGGCTGAATTAATCTTATTAAAGTTTTTCTTGTAAGCAGTTTTGGAAGTGTTCATAATTATCTGTTCAATCTTCCCTTTTCTTTTTACAGATGGGACTGATCTTTCAATTACTCGCATTCCAGACTCTTCTGCTATCTTCTTTATTAAAATAATATCTGGCGTCGCAGAGAGTATAATAATTTTTTTATTTTGTGGAAAAAGTTTTACAGTAGAATATGAATTGTCTGAATATGTTTTGGCTGACAAAAAAGAAACAATATCAGTTTTAATATTCAGAAAGTTCTTCCTCTGATAATCCAAAACTTTCTTAGATACTGCGACCAGAACTTCCTTAACACTGTCACCCTTAAATCGATACTGTTTAGGAATAGATTTATGTTTTTCCCTAATGTTATTAAGGAACTTAATTAAGACTGGCTTCTCCTCGTCTGTAATTAATTTCTCCTGGTCTAATGTTTCAATATCTTTAATAATAGTTGCATACGAATATTTCTTAAATTGAAACATAGAATTATAGGACGGGTCTTCATCATAGAAAATGGTGGAACACCCTTTATCATAATTAGCAAAAAATGTTTTCTCATGAGTAGTAATCATTTTATTTGTCAAAGGAATATTCTTGCTCTTCAGAAACTTTTCACCGTCAGGATATTTCTTTATGATAGAATTTGCAGACGCAATATTCTTAGTTTCATAAAACCTGATCAGATCAGAATAATCATCTGGATCAGTTACAATGGTCTTAACATCAGAAGTTGAATATACACTACGACCTGATTTTTCAATTATTTCTTTTTTCTCCTGCAACAACTTATGATTAGGGAAAGCAACCACTCCATAATTCAAATAGTCATTTATAATTGCTGTTGTTTTTCCAACTCCAGCTGGAACCTTATAAACATAAACTACATTAGATTCCATATCAAAAACATCATTCCTTAAATTTGTACTTAGGAAAGCCCGAGCTTCCTCTAATGTAATTTCAATTTTAGGAATATCAATCTTATCCTTATTATTCAAAGTATTGTAGACACTTCCGAATTGTTTATAACTTGGGCAAGTTGAACAATGGCTGCATGAGAAGTTGCAGCTCATTGGAGAATACTTACTGTTCATCATGAATTGAGAAATGTTTATCCACTTATCTTTGTGCATTGTATTCTGACCATTCTGTAATAGTGACTTGAACATCTTATCACCATTTTTTATATGGACCAGGTTACTCAGGAGTAATACCTTTTCAGAGTGTGATATTTTTTTACCATCTGAAAATTCTTTAAATAACTGACAGATAGAATTCAATTCAGTATAGTTAATATCTGAAATTACTTCCAGGTTACTTTCCATTGAAACCATCTTATTGAATTCTTTAATAGATGTTTTAACAGTCTTCGACAAAGCGTAGTGAGGTGCTATTTTCAATATGAATTGTTCTTTATCGAATTCAGTTGACTCAAAGAAAATAAAATCCTTATCCTGTTTAGGACCTGTAAAAAACCATCTGTTATAGTTGAATGTAGACTTATCACACTTGTCAAAAATGAATCGTAACAGTTTCGTAGTTGTTTCATATTCCTCGCTGCTGGTGAATTCAGAAGTGAAAATATATACAAATCTAAATTTGGTAATTAGAGATTTATCTTTACCAAAATACTTTTCTGATAATGTCTTATATGCAAATGTGGGGGTGAGACCATATTCCTTTGCTCTACGAAGTTCTTCACGAGCATTTGTGTTTTTATCGAAGTCAATAAAAACAACAGAGGATGAATCCATGAATCCATTCCATGGCTTAAGCGATCCGGAAGATTTTATTAAATCCTTGAACTCATCTAGTGACTGAATATTAACCTGAGTATCTATATCAGTTTTGTAAATATAAGAAAGTCTCTTATATTCCTTAGAATTGTTCTTCGGTTTATTATAATAAACTTCTGGATCAGCTTGTATAAAAAAGTTCAATTTATGTTTCCTTATCTCTATTTCTAAACTAGTTTTTTGCTATCAAGAGGGCTAGTTTTTCCACCTTTTTTATCTGAGGCTAGCTTAGCTATGTCTAGCCTCTAAAAGCTCCTAAAAATCACACATGTGTGTTAAATATCATTGTGCTTCACGTGTATGATTAAGTAGAACACAAAGCAGAGTTGAATATAGATTCCTTTTACCAGAAGGCATTTTTGCAAGTGAACTTTGGAGATGGACAGGACGCCCATTGCTCTTAAGCCAACTTGAAATAAATCGGTAAGAGCTTTTGTCTTTCTTGATTTCATCAAGTTCAGTTGTCATTCCGTTCTGCTTGAATACTGACTCCAGAATAAATCCAACATTCGTGACTGAATCCTTGTAATCAATAGAATGGATGTACGAATACAGATTGGCCCCGTTGTCATAAATCCAGTTTGAGAACGATTGTTCTGAATCGAATGCTGTCATTACAAGACGTTGGAAGTGCTTGTAAGATTTGCCAGTTACTACTTTGTTGAATGCTACTAAATTTTGTCTGTTCATAATTTCTCCTTTTCAATTATTACTCTTTTTGATCTTCATACACAATATACTACTTCTTTTATTCAATTTCTAATTTTCTTACTACTATTTAAAATCTTTTACTAACACTTCTATATAAATCAATAACTTACATAATAATCATTCTTAAATATTTAAATTAT